CTATATCTAGTAGTTATGTAGAATGGAAAGTTTCACAAAATTGCACTCACACTGATATTGATTTGCTTGAATAGGATACTATGATTTTTGATTCAGAAGGAGCTGTTTCGGAGTTGCCGCCTTTATGGTACACCTTGCTGCCTTAAATCCAATGGTTGAAAATTCCACCTATGATACATGTTATGTTTATTGGAATTCTGTAGATGCGTCTTTATAATGGATTATTTATTTGTTGCTGTTTTGTTTAGGATTTCTGTAACCCTTACTGGCCGAGGATGTGGACTGAGCCCGATTCACGGTAGACGTGGGCGAAAAGACCCTTTTGGTCTCGTAGAAACTTGCCTCAATAGATTGCCCCGCATCTAAATCACTGGTTGCACCGCCTTATTAGGTTGTGATTTAGGCAACATTTAATATGAAGTTAACAGAAGGATTTGACTCATAATATGGATATCTTTGTTTTATGTTTAAGTGGAAAGTAAGTAAAAGGAATTAGTCAAAAGCCCAATTAATTTTTACGCTAGTTGATTCCTTTCGTGCTTATTAGTTTTAAGAAACCTTCTTCAACATGTCAAGTTCTCTTATGATCGAAACTGTTACAGAAGTGTGCAGCCCAATGCCTCACTTTGATAGTATCATCCATGAATTAAATTTCCAATATGGATGTAACTATGAGCTCACTAGTACCAAGGAGGAACGTGAGCTCCAAGAGCACGACACGGCTCGTCGACAAATTCATGATGAACAGTTGATTAAAAGAAATCACGCTGAATTTGTTAACTTGACCGCGACGAATCTTCAATTTGTCGATGTCGATGCGTCACGATATTATTATTCGTGGCAGCCTGCATGTTTGCGCTCACCAGCTAAATTGGAGAGAAAAATTCGTTCTCCCGCGCAACGTAAAAAGAAAATTCGTATCCCAACTGATTGGCCCATTGGTGATACATGGTCTATTGATGATCTTTCCGAGTTCTCTGTTTGGAGCCATGATTATGACAAGATCAAAGGCTGTTCTGGACAAGATTTGGTTGATTATTACGAGAAAAATACGGACTGCGTCGTTTTGTCTGATGATAACAATGTTTCGTACTTATGTTATCTAGAAGATGATGAAGAAATTGCTATTCGTGATCCATGGACTCTCCGTGCTTG